CGTAACATCGAGAAGCTCGTTAACGAGGCAGAGAAGATCAACTCTGGCGGTGGTGGTAACAATAACAAGTACGTCGACGAACGTATCTGGAAGCCATCGGTTGATAAGTCGGGCAACGGTTACGCTGTGATTCGATTCCTTCCTGCTCCGGACGGCGAGGAACTTCCATGGGTACGTTACTGGGACCACGGATTCAAGGGTCCTACGGGTCTATGGTACATTGAGAAATCACTTACGACCATCGGTCAGAACGATCCAGTGTCGGAAATGAACTCACGTCTGTGGAACTCCGGACGTGAGGAGGACAAGCAGGTCGCTCGCGATCGTAAGCGTCGTCTTCACTACGTGTCCAACATCTATGTGGTCAAGGATCCAGCCAATCCTGAGAACGAGGGTAAGGTATTCCTCTATCAGTTCGGTAAGAAGATCTTCGATAAGATCATGGATATGATGCAGCCACAGTTTCAGGACGAGGATCCGGTCGATCCGTTCGACTTCTGGGAGGGTGCGGACTTCAAGCTGAAGATTCGTAACGTCGAGGGATATCGTAACTACGACAAGTCCGAGTTTGCTGCACCGGCACCGCTGCTGGGTGGCGACGATGATGAGCTCGAGGGTGTGTACAATCGTATGTACTCACTCAAGGAATACGTCGATCCAAAGAACTTCAAGTCGTACGAAGAACTCGCTACGAAACTGCAGCGTGTACTCGGTGAGGGATCCACGGAGACCATGACCACTGCAGAGTCCATCTCACTGGACGAGAGCTCAAGTGGTCCGTCGTTCAAGTCCTCTGAGTCGAAGGTCGAATCGTCTGCTCCGAGTGAGCCGATGAATGCAACGGCCGACGACGACGATGATGATGACGATACTCTGAGTTACTTCGCTAAGTTGGCCGCCCAGGACTGACAGTTATCCCGCCGACATAAGAATAACATAACGATAATGTTGTCAATGCCCTATCGCAATGGTAGGGCATTTTTTTATCACCTATATTAGAAGTCGCGATTATACTGCACGTCTCGAGTATTGCGAGGTGGTTTTGCCGGACCAGGGACGGGCTTCACAACCGTCTGATTACTGTTCTGAATATTTGTCGAAGAATTATTCTGAACACTTACACCGCCGGCGCCGCCAGCAGCTGCCTGCTGTTCACCGGCAAGTTCGTTTCTCTCTGCGGCTGCTGCATCAAGTTGTCCCGATGGACGTCGACCCATATCCACGGATGATATACCCTGCTCAGTTGTATTATCCAAAAACACACCCTGTGCAAACTTAACTCTCTCTGACAACTCCTCAAGACTGAGAGATGGGTCAAGAATACCCTTTCCAAAGTCCGCCTTGTCTCCTAGGAAGGGAAGGTCTACTCCGGGTGGATTAAAGGTTCCACCATTCGCCATGGCATCCATCAGAGGAATCGCTACGGCCATGTTCTTACCAAGTATCGACAGCGCCTCCGTTGTATCTACACTCTGAATACCAGACATAGCGTTAGAGAAGGCCTTCATAGCCTTGGCGTTGTTTCTGACGTTCTCAAGATTGACCTTCTGCTGGCCAAACTTATTCAGCTGATCTATAGGATCGTCGCCACCAAAGAGCTTACCAAGTCCACCCAGTATACCCGATACGAACGTACCGATTCCGGCGGATGCAGTCGCCGCTGCACCACCAGGCATAGCGCCAGAGAACGCCTTCATCGCCTCGGCGTTATTCTTCACGATTTCCTTATTGACCGGATACGCTCCGAATAATTTAAGTTGACTCAGAGGATCCGATTGTTCACCACCTATGGCCTCGCCGATTCCGCCAAGAACACCGGAAACAAACGTACCGATGCCACCCGCAGCGGTCGCTGCACCGCCAACGGTAATGGCTCCGGAGAAGGCCATCATTGCCTCTGCATTGTTCTTAACGATATCCTTGTTGACCGGATACGCACCGAACAGCTGCAACTGACTCAGAGGATCGGACATTTCTCCTCCGAATGCCTCTCCGATACCACCAAGAACACCCGAAATAAATGTACCAATACCGCCGGTCGCTGTTCCGGATGCACCGATCGCCATGGCCTTGGCGAACGCCGACATTGCCTCGGCATTGTTCTTAACGTTCTCTGCGTTAATGCGGGCCTCACCGAACTCCTTGAGTTGATCGAGTGGATCATCACCGCCGAATAACTTTCCAATACCTCCGGCAATACCGGATACGAATGTACCGACTCCTCCTGCGGCTGAACCTGCACCGCCTGCCGCCATTGCCAATCCAAAGGCCTTCATTGCTTCGGAGTTACGTTTGACGTTCTCCGCATTGATATCGGCCTCACCGAGTACCTGCATTTGACGAATCATGTCGTCAAGACCGTCACCAAAGATACCCGTGACTAGGTTGCCGACACCGGCCGCGATCTGACCGCCACCCCATGCAGCGATACCGATACCAAGAGACTTAAGTCCGTCACCAGCCTGTTTGACCGCTTCACCGTCGACGTCCTCAAATGATCTGATACCCTCGACAAAAGTAGGAAACGCCTTGCCCGTGAGCCACGCTGCGCCAGCGATACCCGCGCCGATAAGAGTAATCGCGGATCCTATCGCACCGGCACCAAGAATGATCTTTGGCGCAAGAGCTCCGAGACTCGCCATTCCACGACCAAATCCAACGACTGCATTACCGATTCCACCGGCAAGACCACCCAAGAGACCGCCACCTCCCTCACCGCTCTCTTTATCGCCGCCAGCACCAGGTGCAGCCCGGCCCTCACCTCGAGCCTCCAGAGCGGCCAACATTCTTTCATTATAGCGATTCTGTTCTCTTCGTTCCTCAAGAGTACCCATCGATTCCTCAAAGAGAAAGTCATAGATGTCTAGTACCGTCTGGTTCAGAACCACCAACGAGTCGTTTATTGACTCAAGATGTTCACTGTTGATTTCAGCGAACTCGTTTGAGGTCTGTAACTCTTGAGTGACTTCGAGTAAAGTAGACATTAACGTTTAACCTTATGGCGTAGTCTTTCGTTCTCTTGTTGAATATGATCCACAAGCATTGTGATGTAAACCTCCCTTTCCCACGGCATCATATCATCAAGTTCTGACAGACTATACTTATGATGTTGCATCATCGCAAAGTTGGTCTTATAGTGATTCACAACGTTATCATGAGAAAGGGTTATCCGAAAAAATTTGCCAGACCTCGCAGAAGTTTCTCGTTGTGTTCGCCACAGTGTGAACACTTAAACGATGCATCGATCTCTGCCGCAGGAATGTTCTCGACGAACTCACGAATTCTTGAGAACTGATCCGAATTTAAAGACTCGAGAAACTCGTTGAGCTCCTCACGACTCTGAGACGCCGCGTCAAAAATCTCTTCACCCGAATAGATCGAGTCGATACACTCGATTAGGAGTGAAAAGATGAGATCGACCGCAGAGGAATCCTCGTTGGCCCTGGACTGTAGAACCGTATCGACGGATGGATAACGCATCTTTACACCGATGGTATCCGTCAGCTCAATGGTATCGTTTACCTTGTCGGAGTTTGAGAGTCTTACATTCTCAAGATTGATCGCTACGTCGTTATTCTTTTCGCACTTATCGCACTTTACAGATAGCTGAACCGACTCGCCGACTGACTTAGCACGAAGTTGTGTGAAGATGTATTCAAGATCAAACATTGCGATACGCGACGTATCGACCGCACCGTCCGTACAGGCAGTAATGACGTCCTTAATCGCGCGAATCATTTGACGTTCGTCCTGTGATTCAAGCGCGAGCAAAAGAATCTTTTCTTCCTTTACAAGATATGGACGATACGAGACCGTTTCATTTGTCGAGGGAATCGTAAGCTCGTACGTCGGTGTGTTCAGTTTTGGAAGTGGCATATTTTATACTCCATCAAGTTTCCAGTTATCATATGAAAAGGTTGTGTTGACACGAATCACTTCATTCTCAGTGCCGTTACTTAGTTCTACCTGGTCGAGCTGAATGGGATACGCATTCATAATTCGAAATCGTTTACGAACGTCTCCCTGTGTATCCAAATGCTCGATCGTAAAGTCTCTTGAATACTCCTCTCTATATCCTACGTTATACGAATAGAGATTCTCGATTCCAATAATGATCTGTTGCTGCCACTCGTAGATAAAGTCCCATGCGGTCCAGTCGTTAGTCAGCAGAAACGACATAGCGATGTCTTCCTGACCGAACTGATATGCACGTTTCTTTGAGTTAAGAGTCGTCACGCGATCATCGGTAAAGATCTGACGTCCAGGAATGTTGACTGTGTCGCACATGATATCGAGTTCACGAGTGCTGTACTGAGTCGCCTCAAAGATTACGCGATACCTATTTGATCGAGCAAATCCTGACGTGAATGTTGATTTAAGTTCGTCGATGCTGCTCATGACTAGATCATTTTCCTTGAGTCTGCCCAGACGGATCGAGTACCGGACTTACGAAAGGACTCGGTCGGTAGAAAGAGTGCGATCGGCCACTCCGGTGCGTCCACGACAACGATCTTTGACTTGACGAAACCAGAGAGATAGTGTTTGAACGTCGGCTTAAACGCCGAGTACTTTGCCGACTCCTTAAGAATCGAGTAACTGATGTTCAGCTTTGTCGAGTCATCGAACTTTTTATTATTCGCCGTATCAAGAAGTGCGTCGAATAGTTTTGC